GGGACAATGATGTCATCCCCATAAACCCGCACCGCCCTTGCATCCAGCCGAAGAAAACGGCAGGTAGCGTGGGCAAATGCAAAGAATATTAGGGATTCTAGTGGGAAGGTGTAACCATTTCCATTGGATGAGATCTTTTCTAACCGGATTGATTTGCCTTTGTACATCGTACTTTGGCATCTCGTACCGTTGATGAGATCCCACCACAATGGGTCAGCGAACTGAAAGAGATCCGCCACTAAATTCTTGGCGATCGAATCAGAAGCTGAGCTCAGGTCGAGGGTCGAAAGCCCCTCGTCCCGCGCTATCCTCGCACCCTCTTGGTTGCGTGATTGATCCTTGAGGTCAACACCGCATCTTAGGAGGCGCTTGTCTAAAAGATGGCCGATACCAAGCTGGACAAAAACATTCCAGCGAGGATTTATTTCGATCGTCCTGTCGACTAGCGAGGTTTTGGTTACGAAGGCCAATCTGCTATCTGACACAACCAACGCATTGTTGGCCAGATCTACGAATATTTGGGAACCGAGGTCCCCTGAAGATGCATTGCCGTCGTTTGAAAACAACACATCATAAATCCGTAGTGCAGACTCAGTGATATCACCTGTAGTTAGATACTTTCCATAAGCCGAAGCGTTGCGCTTAGGTAGTGAAAGATCTCCCCCAGGTCCGTGGCGACACCCACCTCTAATAACGTCCAAGTCACCAGCTTTAACAGTACCAAGTACAGAAGTAATTTTCCGCCGGGCGAGATGGTAAATCTCCTCGACGGGGAAGGGCAAGTTTTTAGCTTTTCCTTCCCACCTCTGCCTGAAGTACTGATTAACTTTGCGACAAGAAACCTCCGTAGATTCCCACTTTTTGTACGCGGCAGCCTCCTTGTCGATATCCAGGAACAAACCCGGATACGCCTTGAAGAACACCGCGATCTGATAGTCGAGATCAAATTCCGCATGCCGTTTATTCCATGTGTAGAAGAAGGGGTCGAATTCAAGGGATATTAACTCCTTGAACTCTCCCTCCTGACACTTTTGGTAGCAGGCATTAGCGAACGGAGTATTAGAAAGTTGGCAAAGTCGGGTAAACAACTTTACGACGAGGGCTCTCTCCTTCTCGGGAGTGAGTTCCAAGCCCAAGCTGGGTCCCCGGGCAGTGGCTGCACGATAGTTTCTCATGATGAGTTGCTACCGCTTAGCCCGTCACCACTGGTCCGAACTGGCCGTCAAAAGCGACAACCAATGCTGCAGCGTTACCTCCGCGAGTGGAATAATTATCCTCAAGCGCAGCACGCACAACAGACTCGCGATCTCCTATTTTCGGAGACCACTTGTCCGGCGGCATTGTTTCCATGATATGACGTACCACGATGTCCCTGACAATACTCGAGGTCAGCATCGACTCCCTTCCGGCAGGTGCGGCGATCGCCAACATTGGTACTTCTACCAATGACAGGTAATCACCAACACCTTCCTTGGGGCGCCAGACGACATAAACCATTAGAGATGCAGGGGTGTCACTTTGAGAAAAATATAGTCTGTTGGTCATGACTATACCCTCCTGTCAGTTCGGGGGGTCGAAATCGACGACAGTCTCGCTGAGCACTGCATGGGCGAGGAGCCCTTTCGCAAATGCCACGAGATCTTTCCGGTTCTGCAACGTAGCTCGACTGGGGCAAACGAATTCGCCTTTGAAGAACATGTTGTAAGCCACCTTCGGGGACGGGGTATACCCGCCGGCGTCGCCGCTGATCGTCTCAAGAACGGGGACTTTGATGCGAACTTCGACGCGGAACGCGCCGTTGTTGCCATCGCTATCTTTGTTCGAGAGCGTGATCGTTGGCATGCCGATGGAAATCCCGCTCGAAGTGTCTTTCCAGGTTGCGAGGCGGAGATCCGCCCCGCGCGCCAGAAAGGTCTTGGCGACCGGTGTCGATTGGCCGTCATTTAAGACGACGGAAGTTTGCGTTGTCATATGATTCCTTTTATAGGATGGAGGTATGGGATGGTCCCACAGGTTACTTGAAAAGCACTCTTAGCAATGCGAGCGAAGTTGCCAGCCGTTCAAGCGGACGTCCCCCAATAGGGGACTTAACTTGTACAAGATACGAAGGCCAGGATAAAAG